CAAATTAATCCCCTTTGTTACTTTACTTAGTGCATTGGGTTATCTTATGAGTCATGAACGACGATCATCTGATGAAAATAGCGAGAGAAGTTCGAGAGCGCGCGGAGAAATTCGCGACCTCGTTCTCCCAGGCAAAATGGTGCACTCAAAAGGTGTGCAATTGTGTGGACAAACCCACGTGCCTGAGTCTTCCGTTGCTGGAGAAGTTGCTGTGTCTAAACCCACAGTTATTTATCAGGATGGAGGACGCCCTGTGGATGTATTTACGGATATGGAAGCAGGCGGAAGCAGCCGCTCTAGTGAAGAGGGCGATGGTGGACGCGGATCATCCGATGGACACCAGAGCAGTCTTGGCGAGCAAGTGGCTACTTCAGGACTTGGTGAAACGCGTCAAAGAGGTACGAGATTTTATGATCGAGTATCTAGCGCAAGCCAGGTCATTTCTACAAAGGGTTTGACATTGGTGTCAGCCTTTTGTGCCTACACTATTGTGTTTGGCATGCCCCCTCTGGGCTGGATGGCTAAGTTGATGCTGGTTCAATTGGACTGGTTTCTGACTGCGATGCTTATCTGGCTACACATTGGGGTGGGCTACGCGCGATGGTGGTGGATACACGGCGGTGCGGACCTTTATGGTTATCTGCGCACTTTGGCTGTGTTCGCCTACGGTGAGATTGCCTCTTGGGCTTGGGATCATCGGAAAGTATTGTTGAGAACTTTAGTGTTCTCCATGCTTACCGGTTTCTGTTCCTCATTCCTTTGGTGGTGTTATTGCCGTTGGTTATTCATGCAAGAATGGCTATATGTAGCTTGGGCTTCTCGCCCAAGTTGGTGGGCCTTTTGGCGTTGGTACTCTTGGAGTCAACTTCCTTTGGAATCTTTCCTGGAAGTAAGCAAAACAGACTCTCAGCGGCCGACACCTGTGGTGGTTGAACCCCCAACTATCGTGCAGGAGGTGGAAACATCTTCGAATGTGCGGTATTGGTTGGATAAGGGATCCCATCCCACCGGAGTACTTACTCTACATGCTTACGTGCGGGATGAACACAAAGCCATGCGCCGTGACTTGGGCAAAGTGACTGTGACCAAACACGCCGGAAAGGTGGTTTGGGCTTTCACTGTCCACCAACTCAGGGAGGTGATTCCGGATCCTGGGTCCTATTTTCTCACTGGAGATGGGGATGTTACAATTCCTTTTCGGTGGCAGAGAATTTTGTGCTATTTCAAGCGCAGGGACTTGGTATTTGTTGAGCCCTTCCCTGCCGACAACTCTGTGCTTAGGGTGCGGGCTATTGCGATGGCTAAAGGTAAAACTGCAGTCTCGTTTGCTCGTGTTTTCAACTATGATGTTGGTGAAGGCAAGTGGTATTATACCCTTGGTCGATCCCGCATGGCTGACTTTGCACAAATACACCATTCCTGCTCGACCATCCCTGGTTGTAGCGGTTCGCCCCTGTTGATTCAGGAGAGTGGTACATGGAGAGCGGTCGGAGTGCACACGGGGGGATTTACTACCCCTCCCAAGGATGGTTTTGCGAATTTAGCAACATCCTTCTGTTTCCTTAACACGCGAAATTGGGAACAGGTGCATAATCTTTTGTCAAACCCTCCCCCAGAGGCCCCTGATATGTCGAAAGGCAAACAGGAGGAATCATCTAAAGAATGGATGGAGATTATGGCGAAGATTAGTGATCGTCAGTTGCGGATGGAGTTAGAAGAGGATTTTGCCTTGGATGACTCTGACAGTGACTATTTCATCCCTCGACAGGATTACGATGATGATCGTGAACTGTATGAGGACCGAGACCATGCTCAACGATCGGATGCCTATGAAGGGCGTTCTGAGGATGAAGACGATGAAGACAATCTGCGTCGCGAACAGCATCACCGGACTAAGGTGAGCGCCTGGGCCTACTTGACTGAGGCACGGTGCCCCCTTCCGAAGAGACCTGTGCGAAAACCAGACCCTGCCCAAATGACCCCCTTGACTGAAGAAGACTTGGCGCGAAGGAGGGAACAGGAGTTTTGGAATAAGCCTGGTTTTGGGTGTGAACGTGAAGTGGATGGTCATTACGCTACTGAAACCGAGTGTTTAGCGTGCAAAACCCGAATTTGGCGCCCAGCCAACTACCAAAAGGTGAGGAAACTCCCTGACGCAGAGATAGCGGCAGTAGAAGCTGAGGAACGTGAATGGTTTGAATCTTTTAGCACGGAATCAGGAAGCGTGCCGGAGCAGCCGCCTTTAAAAGCGGTAGCCCCGGTGGGGATCACCGGGGAGAAGAAGGCGGACTGCGAGCAATTGCAGATCCCGCAGGCTACTCCTTCCGAGGGTCGCCAGAGTGCCAACAAAGTGGTGAAGGTGAAATCCGAGAAATTGGGAAAGCCGAAAACTACGCCCACCGAGCGAAAGCAGGAGACAAAGGCGAAAGCCAATGGCTCCGCAACGCAAAAGGCTTCAAATGCGCGAAATCGCAAGAAGAAGGGCAAGAAAGCTGCGAGTGTTCCGACTGCCGGATCGTCAGAGAAATCTGCGAGTTCGGGTGGCCAACCCGCGGCGCAATAGAGGAGAAAGCTTCTCTAGTGTTCCAAGTTGGGCGCGCTCGGCAGACAGATCCGCCCAAGACCTTAGATGCGGCCAGAGTTCTGGCAGAGAAACAGATGCCTCGTTGGAGACCACGACGTTTGGATGAACAATCCATTCGTTCTGGGATGCGCGAGATTGTCTCCTCTAGTCGGATAAACCGCAAGGCAGGTCCCGGTGTACCCCTGAACCTATTCTTTAGCACGAATGGAGAAGCCTTAGATGCTTGTAGCGACCAGATCGCTACTTGGGCAGCTGAGGTGCTACTGCAGCTTATACGTACGCCTTTCAAAACATTGGCGGAAATGCGGGTAGAGGAACTGTTACTGCAAGGATTTGGAGTACCAATTATCGAGAAGATTAAATGGGAACCTCATTCAGCAGAGAAGATCCGTACAAAACGGCAACGTTTGTATTTCTCCTTCGGACTAATCCTCCAACTAGTGGAGCGATATTTACTAGAACCCTGCATTGACACTGAGTTGTCGGAATGGTCTACTTTACCGGTTAAACCTGGAATTGGAGCCTCTGATGAACACAACGTCGCCGTGTGGAAGCAAGTTCAAGCAGCCTTGACAAAGTACCTCAAATTGGTGGGAAATGATATCAGTGGTTGGGATTGGAGTGTGTACCCTTGGTTGATGGACAGTGCCGATGTTGCAACAGCTAACACAGCTGAATGCACAGAGGATGAGCGTGCTCTCCTTCTTGATGTGTTGAGAAAGTTTACTCTTTTGAGTTTACGGCTTCCACTGATGGATTCTGATGGAGTTTTATTTACATTGTTTCCCTGGTGGGTTTGGAAGTCAGGTCGTTTCGCGACGGCCCGTTACAACTCTTGGATGCGAGTCATTCTGTCGTACAGCTTAGCGCTGGAGACTGATCCTACATGCACACCCTGGGCTATTGCTATGGGGGATGATTGCGTGGAAGACCCTATCCCTCGAGATTACGCAAAAGTTGGCTTCCGAGTGACTGATGTAGAGAA